AAGCAACACAAGCTGCAGCAATAAAAGCTACAGCCCAATCTTTCATTTTTTATTTCTCGCAGAAATATTCTTGGCTTTTGCTTTAGCGTCAGCCTTAGAAGATGCACCCCAAGCTTTCAAAGATAACAACAACCTTGTGGGCTTGCCATCTTTGTACTCAGGACCTGCCATGTTGCCCATACGAGCCAAGAAACTAGCCCTTCTGGGATTGTCACCAGACTTAACGGGAGCTTTAAGATTCATGCCTTCAGCTTTAGCACTAGCTCTGCCTTTAGCATTCAAGCCACCTTTAGGATTTTTACCCTCAGATCGTTGCCATGCGGGGGATTCCATTACTTACTCTTTTTGGCAGTCTTGGCAGACTTCACAAAATCAGATTTAGTAGGTGCGCCCTTAGTGCCAGGCTTTCGCATCTTTTCTTTTGAACCTTCTTTGATGCGCTCTCTCTTGGCATGAATATTTGCGTATAAACCAGCTTTCATAAGACCTCCAATTATTTCTTAGTTAAAGTTTGCCACACTGCGCCAGCCGCCATGATCAATCCACTTATCCAAAGAATAGGCTTGGCTGCAGAAGCCACCCATCCAAGCACTCTAAAAGCCCCATCAAGGGCATTTATAGCGTCTACAAGACCTTTAGTGTTGTTGTCTATGCTATCTACCTTAGATTCAACTGTAAGCAGTCTTTCGTAGATTTGTTCGTGGGTGACTTTTTCATCCATGATTTACCTCATGTAAGCAGAAGGAGGAGCGATGCCACGGCCAGCACCAGCTTTCTCTTTTAATCTTTGTTTCTTGGCCCATTCAGTTTGGGCATAAGGGCTACCAAGCAATGCAGAGCTTTCAATTGTTTGTTGCGACACGCCAGGTGCGCCAGCTTCTCTAGGAGACAAACCTTGTTTCAATTGTGAAATCATAGGCAAATAGTCTGACGCTACATCAGCACTACGAATTGCAGCTTCACCATATCTACCTTGTTCAGCAGCTTTAGCAGCATCAGCAATACTCATCAAAAGCATAGCAGGACCACCCGCTTTAATTGCTTTGGTTACTGTATTTGCACCAGTAAGCAATCCACCTTTTTTGCCACCAATACTTGCAGGTGTTCCAAGCTGACCATAATTTCCACCAGTTTGTGATGCTCTTAAATCAGCAAGCTCTTTACCCAAAGCAGTTTCAGGAGAAATAGCTTTGATGGCAGGATTTACTTTACCTTCATAATTTCCATATGGTCCAACCATTTGACCTTGGTTTACTTCATCACGGATTCTCTTCATCATGTCAGAGCCGTAAGAATTAAACAGATTGTTATCGCCAGAGCCAGCACCCAAGATACCAAAGCGACCTTCAGCGGCCAAAGCTTTAGCATTGTCAGGATACTGTTGAGCAAATGCTTCAGCACCTTGTCTAGCAGCAGCACTCATACCTTTTGGATATTCAATGTTGCCATTGGCATCACGATTAAATGTGGCCAATGTAGGCGCAACACCTGTAGCTTTATCAAGTTCTTTAGCAACAACAGTTTGAACCGCTTGAGCAGTATTACCAGTTGCCACACCCTCTTGAACGCTAGGTGTTATGTATGGATTAGGTCTAGGTGCAAATGGATCAGTAGGCGCAACAGGTGCATTGGCTTGTGGCATAGCAGGTGCGGTAGGCGCAACAGGTGCAACAGGCGCAGGTGCTTGTGTATATGGGCTTATTTGATAAGGATTGTTTACAGAAATCCCACCTTGATTCTTTAATGCGCCACCAATAATTGCGGCATCTTTAGGATTGGTAATTGGACCGCCCGTTAATCTTTCAGCATCAGCTAAAGGCACACCATAAGTTGTTTCAAACTGTTGAGCAAACGGGCTCATGTTCCTTTTTTCAACTGTATCCATAGGGATATCAATTGTTCTGTCTATTGGCTGGCTACCAATTTTGCGTTGATTAATACCGCTTAATCCTGATTTTGCTTTACCAAAAGCATATCCAGCACCAGCAGTAAGAGCGGCAAGAGCAGCGGCCCCTGTTACATATCCAACGGGTGAATTAATAGCTTTTACAAAATCAAAAGGTGGCTCTTCTAAAGTTTTTTGTTTTTCTTGTTTTGCAGATTCTATAAGTTCTGTACCTTTTGCTTGTGCTTCTTTTTCAAAAGCGGCAGTTGTGTCTCTACCATCAGCAATAGGAACAATGTTAGGTACAGCAGCACCAGAGGGTGCTTTTTCTAACTTTATTTCTGCTTCAATTTCAGCATCACCATAGCCAGCGGCTTTTGCTAAAGCTCTGAATTTTTCTTCATCAAATTTAGCCATCATTTACCTCCAGCTTGTCTTCTAAGTTCTGACAGAGAAGGTGGTTTGTTGCTTGCGGGTGGTGCTACAGGAGCTGTAGCTTGACCTTGAGGTTTTGGTTTGGCAGCATTCTGTTTTGCACCACGAGCAACATATTCACTTTCAAAAATTCTAGCAATATCATTAGACCAACGATCACGAATCTCATTAAAGATAGGCTTAGAAGTGTAGGCTGCACCAATTGCGCCAGGCACTGGCAAAGTCTTTGTCTCATCGTAATGTTTGGCATTTTTATCAAAGTGATCTCTATAAGCCGCAATTTGTTCTGCGTTTTGCTTATGTTGAGCAAGTTGAACCATTGCTTGTGCTTGCGTATCAGTAAATGATGCAGCAGTTGGCAAAGAAATAAATGTTGGCTTGCCGTATTGATCAACAGCTTTATTTAACTCAGAACCTACCTCATTGCCAAATTGAATGGCAGTCTTCATTTCCTGAATCAATCTAGCTTTTTCTTGAGGAGATTTACCCGCAATAGAATCTTGAAACTTCTTAGAAGTAACAATGCTATCTAATGTTGATTGGCTATTTTGTGTGGCTTCAGAAGAAAGATTTGCAGAATCAGTTTGTTGTTTTAACAAGCCATAATCATATGAACTTCCATTGCTTTTAGAAACAAGATAGTTTCCATCAACAGTAAATTCAGTACCAATTAATTGAGCAGGAATACGCAATTTGGCAGCAAGACCTGCATCAACTTTAATTGATTCTTTCTTGTTTTTACTGTCGTTGATCTGATTGAAATAAGTTGAGCTATTAGCTTTAGTGCTTGATTGACCAACACTTTGATTAATAGCACCAACTAATTTTGCATATTCATCAGGAGCAAGATCAGTTTTTGCTGTTCTGTAAAATTTATCTAAGAATTCTAATTTTGGTGCAAGGCCAGCATAAGCCTCTGTCCATTTGTTAATTGCTATTCTTTCGTTTTTAAACGCAGCGTTATAAGTTGAACGACTTTCTTCTGCACTTCTCATAGCAAAAGTTTTGTCAATGTCAGAAGTGCTACCACCACGCTTGGAATATTCTTCAGGAGTAAGAATGCGTTTTTGTTCAACATCAAAGTACGCTTGTGGTTGACCAAGGGCATTGACAGTTACTTGGATAATGTTGCCATTGTCCTTGGCATATTCGGTAGTGGTCTTTAATGCACCACCAGTAGCCAAATTAAAGGCAGTATCTTTTTGCCCCATCATAAAAGCAATAAGTGCCTGGCCATACAAAGGTTCTTGGCTTACATTACGCAAAGCTTTGGCGGCAGCAAGATTGCGTTCACCATCAGTTTTTGCGTTATTAATAGGCGCAACAATTTGTGAAAAATTGTTAGATCGCTCTTGCATTTCTTGAGCAGTTTTAAGAGCAGCGTTACCTTGTGGAGTATTAAGACCAATTTGCTGGGCAACATTAATCAAAGCTTTAGGATCACGATTAGCTAAAGCAGCATTAGCCGAATCTTTAATGGCGGCAGCATCTTGCAAAGCACTTGGATAAATAGTAACTGAAGAATTTTCAGTTGCTACAGGGACCTGTTTTTCAATAGTTTCTGCCATGATTGTTCCTTATCCCATCATTCCACCAGCCATACCCTGCATGGCTTTAGCTAGTTTGCCATAACCTGGCATTTGCTTATATTCATTACCAGTTGCCAACATTGTGTTGTATCCAGTTTGTTGGGGCAAAATTAATGAATCTCTTTGTGCTTGTGGATTTACTTCTGAAATTTCAGCACCATTATATTTTCCATCAAGAACATCAAAACCAATGTTAGCAGGGGGTGTTAACGTAATTGGCGCAGGTGCAGTTGGTGCAACGGCATTAGGATTAACAGCATTTGGTCCAGCAACATTAGGCATTACGGGCTGTGTTGTGGCATTAGTAGGAGGAACAGAACCAGTAGGTGCGGCAGGATTGTTATAAGAAAATGTACCTGCTTGATTAGGCTTAACACCAAGTTTATCTAGTGCCTGAATAGCACCTGATTGTTGTAATCCATACAAAACTAAACCTGTTTTTGCTGCTTTCCCAATTTCAGCCAAAGGGCTTTGCCCCATGTACCTGCGTGGATCTCCAAAACTTGAACCAAAAGGTGCATCTGCTGCCATGATATTTCCTTATACGCCAAAACCTTTGCTGGAAGTCTTTTGACCTTGTGTACCAGCAAAATTAGGTGTTGTAGAAGCTTGAGGTGTACCAAATACCACTTGAGCATATTTAGAATACACATCTTGAGGTACGCCAGCAAAACCAATTTTAGAAGCGGCAGCTTGTTGTGCGCCAGTAAGACCTGCTTGCCCTCCCGTCATAAGTGCTTGTGAAGCGGCAGCTTTATTAGCTTGGACTTGCGCTCGTGCGCCAGCAGCAGCAGTGGCTTGACGTTGAGCATTTAAAGAAGATAAATTTCTATCAGCCAAAGCCATGCGGGAAGAACCTAAACCACCTGCGGCTCCATACATGGCATTTTGACCCGCTTGAGATTCACGAGCAGATTCACGACCTGCCTGTAAAGCAGCTTCAACTTGTTCTTGTTCATATTGTGGATCAAATAAACCAGTTAAACCCGTAACACCTGTTTTAAGGGCATCAGTACCTTGAGTTTCAAGCGTAGAACCTATTGAAGTAGCTAGTTTTGCTGCATCAGTAGCTGCTGTTGTTGCAGTTGGAGAAACTGTTTTGTAAACATCTTTAGCACCTGTTACAGTGCTTTCGTAAGCAGGAAGAAATGTATCTTTAAGAGCACCAGTTTGGAGTCTTAATAATTCTGTTTGTTCTGGAGTCATTTGTACCTGTGAGGTACTTGAACCTTTTCCGAATCCCATGATTACGCTCCTTTACCAGTTGGTTTAGCCATTTGACCCACGGCACTGCCTAAACCTTTACCGCCAAGACCTTGGCTTTGTTTGCTAGGCTGATTATCCCATGGTTGCATAGTGTTTGAATAGGCATTAGGCATACCCATTTTAGGTTGTCCACCCTGACCAGGCATGGTGACTTGACCACCCATCATGCCTAAAGGAGGTCCTACGTTGTCCTGCATCTGGTTGCCCTCAGGAAGACTAGGTTGTTCAGTCTGTAATTGCTGAGTTTTAAGCAATTGTTCTTCAGGAGATTGCTCAATAGGGTTTTGCCCCATTTGCATGGAAGACATTCCCGCATTCTTACCTGCTGGGGCAGAAGACTGAGGTAACTGTACTTGTGATGAAAAACCGCCCATAATTTATCCTTATCCGCTTATGTAAATACAAGCAATTTGCTGAATTTCCGTAGGACTGCTAAAAGTAACAGATTCACGAGCTTTTGCAACAGAAATACTTCTAACAATATCGTCTGATTGTTTCATGCCTTTGCCAGCAATAGAACTACAAACAATCAAATCACCCGCATTAATATTGCCATTTTCACCGCAAACATTAATCTGGCCTTCACCAACAGCATTAACTTGCAAAACTTTATAAGTTGATTGAAGCTCTTCAAGGTTAAATTCAGGACGCAAAACCATATTAACAACAGGTCCTATATCACCTTCCGTATATGTAGATTCAGGAATCCACAGAACGCCAGGCACACTTGACTGAACCAAAAGCCTATTGGCAACAACGCCCAAAGCCCCACCTTGATTGGCAGTAGTGCTTCTTTCCACTTGGAACAATACGTTAGAAATGTTGTAACGATAGAAAACACTTAAATCAACAACAATGTCACCAATTTCTACTGGATCAGCAATATCAATCATGCCCTCGTGGAAACCAGTAAATGGTCCATTTCCATCCACAATGTAAATCTTGCCCTGTCCACTAGGACTGTATGCACAATAGTTATTGGTAGCTAGTTGAATAGATTTGTTTAACGTACCAATACTTGAACTATCTGTTCCTGAATAACGCTCAAACACACCTGCTTTGCTTGTAGAGACAGGCGCATATGCAACACCCCAAACGGCAGAATCAGTTAAACCTGAACCCAATGCTCCAAGACGTTGCCAAGTAGAAAATGTATTGTCAGCAGTGTGTGAACCTGTAACTCCATTGCCACTGCCAACAGCGTTATTTGCACTATGTCCCCATATAGTTACATTGCCATCAAGATTGTTTTGTGCAGCAATATTTACAAGAGTTGTATCGACAACTTGCTTTCTGACGTTTAATGAGCTTTTAAGCGTACCAATCACAGTACCACTTTGCCCCATTTGAATCCATGCAGAAGACGCAGTTCCTGATACCATATTTCCGCTAGAAATACGATCAGCATTTAAACTGTTGGTATTGATGTTACCGCCATCAATAAAGGTTGTTCCCGTATTGGTAGCAAGATTGGTAAACGTCACCAAGCCATTAAAGTTAGTCCAGTTAAATACTGAACTTACAGTAACTGTTTGTGCGCCACCAAAAGTAGCCTCAGATACTGCATAACGAACCGCCCAAAATTGAGTAGTACTAGTAGCAGTTGGTGCGGTAAATGTTGTAGACCAATTGGCACTGATTGATGAAAATGTGCCAGTAGTAAAGTTAAATCCAGATAGCGTAGGCGCAGCAGGTGCGGTACTTGTTGCTAATGCATAGTAGACAAAGCCACTAGCAGATCGAGTGCCATCAGGTCCTGTAGAACCATTGATACCAATGCTAACAATTGGATACGCTACATTTGTCCAATCAATGACAGAAGTTACTGTATTAACAGACTCAATTAATGGAACAGCCAACGCCCATAAATATGAACCTGCCGTTGTGTTGTTAGGTATTTGTGCAGACCAACTAGCAGGTGGTGTAAATGCGCCAGTAGCCCATGTATAAGTAGATGTTGTAGATGGGCGTGTAGGTGGCGTAGAATTCGCAGTCCAAATATAAATAGTTGGTGCAGCATACATTTTTCCACTAGTGCCAGTAACAATGTCTAAATCAATAGATGTTGATGGGGCCTGTAGATAAGATGCGCTTGGTGCGGCAGTGCCAATAAAGAAATCAATTTGACGACCACCATTGGCTTGATACCAAAGAAACTTTGTCGTACCAAACCCACCACCCGCTACCTTAAACCAAATGTAGTCAGCAAAGTTAGTAGACTCAGTAGGGTCATCGGTATTTCTTAAACCATAGTAAAGACGATTTGTCGGACTGTCTCCAAAGTTAACTGATCCATCAAAACTGTCAGCATATTTGACCGCCAAATAACGATATAAATAAGCAATAACAATCCCACTAGGACCGCTAATTTCACCAGTATTAGGGTCAGCCGCAATGTTAGACCCAAAATTAGCCAACAAATAATTAATAGCTTCAGAGATTTCTGATTGAGAGGGTTCATTTATTAAAGCGAATGTCATTAGAAAGCATCCTCAGTCACAGTTGCTTGTATATTTAATGCACTCACTTTCCATGTATCAGTAGCATCATTTGAGCCAAATTTTAATGCAACAGTACGGAAAGTGTTTTGCTGAGTAGGAACCCAAGGTGTATCAGTATCAATATTAGTCACACCTGTCTGACCATAAGTAGTGGCTTGTGCAGTGGAATTAGCACCGCCAACAGTAATATTGATTGCGCCAGTACCTGCTATTTCAGGCAAAACTCGATGTATGTAAACTTTAGACGAATAAGGCACAGGACCTTTTTCAGTTTGTAAAGCAATGTTATTACGCTCAAACTCAGAATTAATTGCAGAACCTGCAAATGAGTTGCCAATAGCCGTCTCTACCAATCTAGAATTAGAAATATCTCCACGGGCATAAACAACGCATCTAGAAGCCAAATTAAAGTAGTCTGGCGATGAGTCTATCCATCTTGGTCCTTCAGTGCCCATACAAGCGTTCTGGACATCTTTAGGAGCATTCCAGACTTGCAGGTCATATCTCCAAGACAACATCTTGTTGCACCATCCTGTAGAAGTCAAATCAGGATAGTAAATTTCAATCTGAGATTTTGAAGTGTTGTTAACCATAAAAATCCTAGATGAATAAAGAGGATTTAGGTTAGAAAAAAAGTAATTTTTAACTTTTTGGTTTCCCAAAGAACTAAATTCAGATCCATTAAACACCCAGATATCACGGGCATCCACGCCATAAACATTGGCATCTGTATTTGTCCAACAATTATTGTTAAACAATCCACGACCTTGATTTAATAAACGTAAACCAAAAATTGGTGCGGTAGTATTTTGATAAGAAATAGGTGAGAAAACTACTGTATCCCAATAGGAACACACATAAAAATTGCCACCAAGAAAAAATCCATCAATCAAAGGACCACGAACAGGAACTTCTTGCTCATTGGCTACGTTAGATAGGGTGGGTTCCCATGTTGCAGGGTAACCCTGTTCAGCAAAAGCTTGTGACCAACGCACTGTTGTTGGGTAGTTATAAGACGTACCACTAATAACTTTTGTCAAATTGCCTGAAATAAGTATGTTTCCCACGTTGGGAGAACAGAAATTACGAACAAATCCCGCTCTAGTTGAAGTTACACCAACATCATAATTCCATGCAGCGTCAGAATACACTGTAATTTCATTGCTTGTAGGCAAGAAATACATGGGATTGCTGAGAGTGTCATTGATAAAAAAGACATTACCAACCCAAGAAGTGGTGATATTTATGTCTTCGGTATAGCCAGAAAGAAACACATTGGGATTAGCTCCCACGCCTGGCGTAATATTGGTTATACCCGTAGCGGTAATCATAAACCACTTGCCTTGGCTAGAAGCGTTGCGAGTTGCTACGATATATACCCAAGAAGTTTCTGATCTAAACCCACCTTCCATAAAGATAGGTGTATCAGTAATGGTAGAAGCAATCTGAATCTCACCAAAAATCTTCTTAATGCAACGCACATCAGCTTCAATATTTTTCCCGCTGTTGTACTCATTTGGCCCCAAAGCATTGCTTGGCACGTCTGGCGTGAAGCTCATTGAGGTAAACGGAGTTCTTAGGCGGGAATAGTCGCTCATGTCACTTCTTCCATTTGCGAAAGATTGGTCAATAGACGGGTGTCTGTAGGATTGAATTCTAAAGCTTTCTTACAGAATTCGATAGCCTGTTCTTTCAATCCAAGCCTCCAAGCCGCAATACTGGCGTAATCGTATGGTTTTTCAGTCCAAACGCTTGGATCCATGGTGTAAACAGCTTGTTTATCTTTAATATTTAAAGCTGAAAGGGCAGCACCATAGCTCTCAGGCCACATACTTAACCTGTAAGTTGCAGTGGCCAATTCACACCAAGGTTCACGGGTATCAGGAGCTTCGGCACAAGCCAATCTGTACCACTTCAAACCCTCGTAAATCATTCCCAATTCTTCGTGGGCTTTACCAAGTAAACGCATGGCATAGCATCGTTCATTAGGCCAAGTAGCTTCAGGCATAGCTAGATAGCGGTTTAAAGCCTCTATAGCGTCTTTCCAACGAGAATAGAAGGTTAGCTCCCGTGCGTGGTAAAAAGCGTTTCTAGGGCAGTGTGGATCTTCTTTTATAGCCAATTCAAGCAATGGCATATATTGGCCACGAGACTTTGTTGGATCAGGATGGTGGCTGACCAAAAGCATATCCGTATGGGCATAAACCTCATGGGTTCTGCCATCAGGACGGGGATATTCATGGACGGGGTGATGCCAATGATATCCATGTCGGTGGTGGATTTTCTCGTAATAAAACGATATCCCAGACCCCCAATCAAACTTGTATCTCAAACGAGTGGTTTCAGCAGTCCAAACCCGCTCAATTTCTTCTCGCCAACCATTTTCTAAAATCTCATCGAGGTCTAGGCTAATACAAACATCAAAATCACGGGGAATCATTGCAAGGGCAGCATCCCTAGCTTTATCAAAACGCCAAGGGCTAATGCAAATATCATGCACTTTTGCGCCACATTCCAATGCTAGTTTTACAGTGTCATCAGTAGAACCTGTATCTGCAATCAGAATCAGGTCTGCATCTTTTGCTGAATCACAAAAACGCTGAACAAATTGCTCTTCATTTTTGGATATTGCGTACACGGCTATTTTCATTGCTATTCCAATACTATTAAATTAGTGGCATTTCAACCCAATCAGGGTTGTGAGGCCAATCAGCAAAGGTGCGAGGGTCTGTCACAGTTGATGGCAAATCACGCAAAGTCTGACGATACGTTGTCCACTCAGTTTTCTTTGGAATGGTGCAATCAGCAATTTGAGTCCAATCACAATCTTTGAGTAACTGGTTGCGTTGGCCACGAATGTTGGCCATTGCAGAGTCCTTGGCTGCTTGGATTTCTTCAGCACTCAGGTCTGCTACTTGAACAACAGAAACAAACTCATCATCGTCATAGGCAGAGCATGAAACCAACTTCTGAGTTAGGCGGTCATGTGCTTTAAAGGCATTGACCTTCTTGGCATTGTTGGCAGTTAAGAATTCATCACTTGGGCCGTTAGCGTTGAATGATGTATTGCTAAACAGTTCACGATAATCGCCAACTGTAATGGGGCTAGTTAAGATTGCAATTTGCATGATGTTCCTTAATATGGGCCTGTATCTGAGAATGCCGCAGTTGGCGGTGTGAATGTTGTTGTGTATCTTGCCAAACCTTTGGTGATTCGGAAATCATCAATGTAGCCAATGTATCTATTTGTTGAATCTTCACCAACAATTATTTGATTTGGAACTATTGCTGTTGCAAATGAATATGAACTTCCACTTTTTGTCCCATTGACGTATCCAAACCAAGTACCAGAAACTCTGGTAACTGCAATGTGTGACCATGTATTTAAACTTAAATTTCCTAAGTATGAGTATCCAAGTCCACCTGAATATCCATTTGTAACAATAGTTAGCTTTCCACCATTTATCATTACAAAGAAAACATTACCGCCAGTTACAAATTTACAGATTAAAGAGTCATCTGTGTATTGTGTTGGGTATATCCACGCCTCAATAGTTAAATCACCAGTACCAAAGTTAATAGCATCTTTATTAAATGAAGTTAAATACGATGCGGCACTTGCGCTATTGATATAAACAGACCCTGTTCCATACTTCACCACGCTTGTAGAAATCTGTGCGTTACCCGCAGTTTCTAAGTCGTTCATCATGGCGTTGTCAAAGATTGCTGCGTTTTTCATTGACAACAACATTGTCGTTCCGCTTACCGCAGTCAATGGTGCAGTAGGAACAGAATTAGCTAGTGCTGATGTGACAATACGAACATCTGAGAAATAAGAACCTACATTGTATGAAAGCGTTAAAGTTCCACTAGAAATTGGTACTGTTCCAATAGTTCCTGCACTTCCATAGACTGATAAAGCAGTTCCATTTACATAAACGCTGTATGCGCTTGATTGTTTAACAACTTGAACATAATTCCATTGTCCTGCTTTATAAACTCCTGCCGTGTAATCAGCATACGAGGAATTTCCTACTTGAATATCTACTGTTCCATTTGCATATCCAAGAGTTAAATAGAAAGTATTTCCACCACCTGCTTGCCTTACTGTATAAGCATATCCTGACAAACTTGTAGGATAAACCCATAAAGATAAAGTAAAGTCAGCAGTAGAGGGTATTGTTCCAGTACAAGAAAGAGTATCACCATCATCATCAAAGTACCCTGACCCACCAATCACGCTTGTGGAGTAGGCGGTAGAAGTACCAAATGGGTTAAAGCGTTGAACGCTTGGTGAGCCATTTGCAGTAATAGCAAATGCGTTTGTACTGTTGTCAATAAATCTGTTTGATTGGCAAGTCAAAAAGCTTGTGCCTGATATTGCCGTTAAAGGCGTTGTGCTTGGTGTAAAGTTTGCCGTGTAAACAGCAGTACCTTTGACAATTCGTGCATTTGATACATATCCTTCAAACGCATATCCACCACCACCACCATAGTCTCCGATAGTAATTCCTGCACTAGTATCTGTTACAGTAGCACTATTGGTTGCAGTGGAAACAGAAACACCATTTATATATAAAGTAAATGTATTTGAATTTCTAACAGCCGCCACATGAGTCCAAGTATTTAATGCAAACCCATTACTTCCACTTTGAACTATTCCACCAACGCCAAACATCCCACTAGGGTTGTATGGCCCCCATGCAAGGCCTATTACACCATTTGCTCGTGTATAAACGTAATATTCAGTCCACTTATCAATAATTAATCTGTCTTGAAATGCGCCTGTTTGAAAAAACCAGAACTCAATAGTGAAATCTGCTGGAAGCGTAAACACTGCGTTATCGGCAAGACTTAAAGTACTTGAGCCATTAAAGTAATTAGACCAATTAGACCCATAAGGCGAAAAAGAACCTTGGGTTGTATTGCCGTTGCGGGTAATGGTAAAGTTGTTTGAACTGCTATCTAAGAATGTATTGTTCTGTGCGCCATTAGTCCCATCACCATGCAATAGCATAGTGACGTAGTTAAACTGTGCATCTACGGGAGCAGCAGGAGAACCTGCCCCGTTATTCAGTTTTTTAGCCAAAAACATTAAGCACTCCCTGCCCAATTTCCATAAACTGTCCCACCAACTTGCCAAATCACCACTACGTTTGTAGATGAGGCTTCAAGTGTTGGTGCAGTTCCAGAGCCAGCCACGTTAATCCAAGTCATCGTAGGCCAAGTAACTGTGTAAGTAGATGGATTAAGCATCAAAACAACAGATTGACCATCAGCTAGTGACTCAGTAAATGTGGTGTTAGCACCAAGTGTTTTGGTCTGAATTGTGCCGTTTGCAGGGTCAATAGCAGTTCCAGACAATGCATAGACAGTTTCGGTATAAGCCGTAACAGTTGGGTTACTTAGTGCGGGAGCAGTACCAAACACCAAAGCACCCGATCCTGTTTCATCTGTAACTGCTGAAGCTAAGTTAGCACTTGATGGAGTAGCTAGAAAAGTAGCTACGCCAGTTCCAAGACCTGATACACCAGTGCTGATTGGCAAGCCAGTTGCATTTGTTAATGTTGCAGAAGTTGGTGTGCCAAGCAAAGGTGTAACAAGTGTTGGTGATGTAGATAAAACTACAGAGCCAGTACCAGTAGAAGTTGTTACGCCTGTACCACCAGAAGCTACGCCAATAGCTGTAGTTGCTGACAAAGTAGTAAATGCGCCAGCAGCTGGGGTTGTGCCGCCTATGGCCATGTTATTTATTGTTCCAGCAGTCGCAGGGTTGACTGTTAAAGTGCCCGTGCCTGTTGGGGAAATCTGAATGCTTGCATTGGCGGGATTCATGTTAAATGCGCCATCTAGCGTCAAGTTAACACCACCGCCACCGCCCCATTGCAAAACATTTGCACCACTTGAAGTTCTTAAACCACCACCGCCAGAACCTGCCGCATCAAAATTAGTACCAACAAACTTTGTGCTTGCTGTAACAGTTGTGCCTGTAATAGCAGCTGCAGTTGTGCCACCAATTGCAGGAGGTGCTGACAGATCAAGCGTTCCACCAAGCGTTAAATTGCCTGAAGAGGTTACTGTTCCTGTTAAAGACAATCCATTAACTGTGCCAGTACCACCAACTGATGTAACTGTGCCTGATCCAGCACCCGCTGCGCCCGTGGGACCCGTAGGACCTGGCGTTGTAGAAACTGCACCTGTGGGTCCTGTGGGTCCCGCTACAGTAGAAGCGGCTCCCGTGGGGCCCGTGGCTCCAACTGCTCCTGTGGGGCCCGTGGGACCAGCAACTGTTGATGCGGCTCCTGTGGGTCCCGTAGCTCCAGCTGGTCCCGTAGGTCCTTCTACAGTTGATGCTGCACCTGTAGGTCCCGTAGGTCCCGTTACGCTTGCACCTGTAGGCCCTACACTACCTGTGGGTCCTGCAACACTTGATGCGGCTCCCGTGGGACCTGTGGGACCCGTTATGCTGGCTCCTGTGGGGCCAATTGCTCCCGTGGGACCTGCCACTGTACTTGCGGCTCCTGTGGCTCCTGTGGGTCCAGTGGGGCCTGTGGGACCCTGTATGCCAGGTGCAACCCAAGACGCAGGTGCAGTCCAAGTTAATGTTGATGACGAACGTGAATTTACTAAAGAAATGGATGCCCAAACCACATTAGTTGGGCTAACAGGAGGAGCCGTTGTCCATCCTGCGGGTGGTACGCCTACATTGGTAGCAAAGTTCCAAGAACCGCCTGTTGGCGTAGCTGGCGCAGTGGCTGATTCCCGAAAAATAAACCACTCAAAATACGTTCCACCAAAATTAACAGTGTTGCCGTATAAACCAACTGATTCGGAACTTCCGTAAATGCTTGTAGCCATAATTTTTCCTTACTTGAACGAGTAGCGGTAGTTACGAGGTTGGAATTCCGATGTCAAATGTTGATCACCACCAAGCCACTTGCCTTTAAAGTTTTGATCCTCAATCAAACCATACGCATCTTCGTATCTAGCATTCCATTTTTGAGCTTCTTCGTTGTTTTTGTTTTTATCATAGTAAGCCCACAATGTCCCGTACATATAACCTTCAGGAAATGAAGCCAAAGCAGCATTGTTTTGCACAATAGGCTCTAAAGTGTCACCTGTCGGTCCAAACAAAAATGGAAATGTTTTTTGATAGTAAGCTTTGATGCTGACGTTTTCACCAGGGTTTGGCGTAAACACATATTTTTGACCCACTTCAGAAAATGAAGCCCGTATCACCCTTGGTACACCAAATGGACGTACATACAATTGGTCAATCATGCGTCTGCGAATGATTTCTCGGTCACCAACTCGGTCATAAATGATCCAAGGACCCATAGAGGCGGCAATAGTGCCTGGCTCAACTTCACTATTTGGTGTTTCTTGGAAAAACAAAATAGGTTTGTTCATATCCGCAGGAATATCAGCCATTCCTTGAGAATCAGTTAACAAAATTGCGGGTGTATCGCCATAAGGGTTTGAGCGCAATGCAGGAATCTCAATAGTTCTCATTTTCAGTTCACATAACTGAATGCAAGACATAATCTCTGATGTGGATTGCGTGGGTAGCTTAAGAATAGCTACTGGATATGTACTATTTGCCCAAATGTCTTCAGTATCGCTTACTGTGACAGAAGTTCCAGAAACAGCTAAAACAGTTGTATAAGACTTTAAAACGCTTGTGCCAATAAAATCACCAACCAAAATAATTCCATCTGCCGATGCAGATGTTGTGATTACATTAGTAGAAGAGTTAAATGATGAGGCGTTTAAACCTGTTGTAGTTGGAATAGCTCCTACCCATTGTGCTACTCGGCTAACAAGAGCGTTGCCAGATTGGATAAAAAGAGCCATAAAAAGTCCTTACTTTGTCGGAACAATAGGATTATAAGGTAGTGGAATTTTTCCGCTAGTGTGGCACACAAAATCACTGTAAAACTGATTAACAATGGCATAAAAAAGAATCTTGTCTTTTTTGTCCATTTTGATCAATTCCCAAGGTCGATTGTTAAACCACTTTGAGCTTATTTCATGAGCAAAGCATTTGGGCAAGTTCATGGCTTCAAAAGTACCCGCAAACATCGGGTTATCTGTTGTGCCAATCATCTTATAAAACTCTCTACGTTCTTTGCAATACTGTCTGACAGATTCCACGTTTTTTTGCTCATACTGAACATAACGCTCACCATCAATAGCCCCAACTTTATAGTTCATGTTGGGTGTGTTAAATGTCTGCGACCAAGTTCCCGATTTAACCTCGTTGAACATCTTGTCGTTTTTAATTAACGCACCCTCCATGCCAGCTTCGAGAATACCCTTTGTGTAGTAATCCTCGTTTACTTTGGCTTCTTCATTATTGAGATTCAATTCCATGCTTTACTCCTTACCAAAAGAGCCTCCTAAGAAGCTCTTTCAGTAAAGACAATTAGTCTCTAGTGTTCATCTCAACCATGTAACCTTCAAGCACGATGTGATCTGTAGCAGTAGCAGTATCACCAGTGATGGTGATTGCTTTGTTAGTAGA